CGCACCAGTAATAACAGAATTGGATGCGTTACCTGTAATAAGCGCACCAGAACCAGTAGCATCACCACGAGTAAACATTCTTTCTACGTTTCTGTTGAAAGACTTAGTAGCGATCTGAACAGGGAACTTTGTAAAACGAACAAAAGCACCTTCGTCAGAACGAGAAGCTTTCATTGACTCACGGTCAATAGAAGTCTTAGCGTAAAGCTTTTTAGATGTAATTGTTGCCTTAGCAATTTTGTTCTCGTTAGCTGTTGGTAGAGACCCAGCAGAAACACCACCACCAATCGACTGAACGATAGGCTCTTCAATTTGTGAACCTACGAAGTTTTCTTTCTTCTTGATTCGTGCAAAAAGTGGGTTTTGTTGATTAAATTGTTTTTCAATTAGCCGACCATATTTAATTTTCATAAGGTTGGCTTCATTACTAGCTGAATAAGTCCAAGCTGACATAATAAATCTCCTTTAAGATTAGTCTAAATCATCCCAATCAATATCCCAGCTATCATTAGCTTTAGGCTCTTGGGATTGCGTTTGTTTTTGCTCTGGTTTCTTCTCTTTAGATTGTTTAGCTTCAATAACATCATCTTCAATCTTTTTTTGTTGAGATTCACCATACGCGCCATCTAAAATTTCTTTCAAATCTTGATCGTTAAAATCAGGATTATCCAGAATAATTTCATGAAGAGTTCGGGCAACATCATTATCCTTAGAATACTTACCACCATCATAAGAACTTAAGACCTCTTGAGTTTTGGCTCCGGCTCTATCAAATAGAACTTTTTGGCTTACCAAATCAACAGTAATTTCTTCGTTGGCGTCTAGGTTTTCATCAAGATACTTAAATGCATCATTCCACTCGTCTTCATTAATAGCATGAGCTTCCCGCGCTTGACTTATACTGTTTTGAAGTTCCTGTTGGGCTTGCTTCTGCGCAGATAAGTTAGACTCGGACTCTAATTGCTTTTCTTTATACTCTAATTCTTTTTGTTTATATTGTAAGTTTACTTGCTCCTCATCCATTCCTTGTAATTCTTGAATGCGAGGCAATAACTCTTTAATAAGTGCTTGTTCTACTTGGTGTGGTGCGATTCCGTTAAGTTCGGCAATCTTATTTAAACCCTCAACCATAGAAACATTTTTCATTGTGTTTCCTAATTCGGCAACATACTTATTAATACTATCTACTTCTGCTTGAAGAGACTTTCTCTCTTTGTCTACTTCACTAAATCGTTTCTGTATGGCTTTTTGACCAGAGTAATCATTTCCTAACTCTTTAAGTGGTACAAATTCTTCCTTACCATCAATAGTAACCAGTTTACCTACTTCTCCATCTTGTTTAATAAGCCCAATTTTTGAGAGGTCACCAAGATCCTCTTCTGTATTTTCAGACTTTTCCTCTGGTTTATCTTTGCCGCTTTCGTCGCTAGTTTCTTGTGAAGTCTCAGTATCTTCAGAAGAATCGTCAGTATCTTCAACTTTATCTTCAGCTTCATGGTCAATAGCGCCGTTTTCACTTTCTTCAACATCTTCAGTAATCCCCTCTTCCGCGCTAGGCGCTGTATCCTCAATGTTATCCCAATCCATGTCTTGTACGATGTTTTGTGCCTCGTCACTCATAATTTAGCTCCCCTTTAATTGCTTTTTGTTAATATCTGCTTGTGCGGCATCCTCTGGACTAACGCCCGGAATAACGCCTGTTACTTGATCTCCTCTATTGGCTTGACCTTGTACCATTGCCTGTTGATGCTCTCTACTGAAAGGCATCTGTGCCCCTGCATGATGTAGTAATGGAAAATTGGTCAATGTAGCCATCTTTGCGGCAAATTCTGGATTTCTTGCAGCCTTATCAAACATAGCCATTTCAGTTAGTCTTAAATGACGTAAAAATCCTTTACGAATAGGTGGAGGTGTGTCCTCTTTAAAGCTGCGTTGTTGAACCAGCTTGGAATGTGATTCCCAGTGTGCAATATGGTCTTCCCACTCTTGCGGATCGGGCACTTCGCGACCAGCCATAAGATCCTCATTCTCGCTATCTGCGGCTTGAACTGCGGCTGTGGTCAACGTGTGGTATTTTTCAATGTTTCCTAGCTCTAGTAATTCTTCCCATCTTTCCGGACTGAGCATTTGTGGCGCTCTTTGCATTGCATCTAAAATTCTCTGGTACTTAGCTGCCTTAGTCTCTGGCAAACCAGTACTATTGTCAAATCGCACATCATAAGACTTATGCAAATGTGCAGCATCGAAGTGACGAATAAGATACTTGTTGTTTTCACCAACAATGCGCACCATACGACCATCTTTCGCATCATAATTATCTCCAGCAACAGCAATAGTCATTTTTGCAATATCTTTAATTAAAAAACCATGTTTGGCAATATCTGATGTAGCCCTCTCACTTTCTAGTTCATTAAGAAATTGTAGGGCGGATGCTGCCGTAATACCTTTAGGCACTTCCCCACGACTAATGCCATGTGAACCATAAACAGTTTGCATTTCTTCTTTTAACATTTGTCTAAACTGATATACTTCTGGCGGATTTGGCTGTGTTTGGATCATTTGTGGTGGGATAGGACCTTGGAATTGAACAACTGTATTGTCATTACCTAATAGCTCTATTTTCGCGGCTCCTCTCGGCATAACCCACTTCGCATGAGCAGTAAGATAAATATTTTTAGCAATAAGAGTACTGATATTGTCGTACATCTTTTGAATGTTAGAAATTGTCTCATATCGACTAACTCCGTTAAGAACTTCTGGCACATCCAAATCTGTTAGTCTAACTACAGGTAAATTTCCGTGGCTAAAAGGCAAGTCTTCGTATTCCAAAATTTCGGAAAGAGTCATCTTAATATATGCACCCTCTGGCACATGTTTAGTTTTTTTGTGGTAGAAGTGAATAACTGGTTGCTCATGCTCTACAGCAATATCCTCAAGACTTTCCATATCAAAGACAAACATGCTGTCTTGGCTTTCAAAATCTTTACCCGGATACTCTTTTTTAAGTACTTCTGTTTGTTCTGTGGTTACATGAAAAAGGTATTCACAGTCCTCATATTGATTTTTACGTTGTAAGTAAACTCTCCAAGGCACCTCAATCTTATATTTAACATCACCAGTTTTAATTGGTTTACTTAGATCAACTGTACCTAACTCTGGGTGCTCAATCTTTTTAACACCAGTGTCTCTAGCGGCTACATAAGCAGGATGCAGATCACCTAAATCTTTGTCCCATAAAACAAATAAGAATGCTTCACCAAAAATGCGGGCATATCTATGTAACTGCTGAATCTTATAATCAATGTTGTTATTATACCAAAGATGCTTGATGATGTGGTCTACAACCTTGGCTGATGCGCGATCTTGCCATTCATCGTTAGTAGGAAGAACCTCTACAGAAGGCTTTATGCGAGACATTTGAGATACTTTAGTCTCAGTGAGATCATATAAATGATTAACTACAAATTTCTGTAATTTATTTAGCTTTCTAAGATTGCGGTCTCGGTCAATGTGTCTATTGCGAAGCTTGGTCTGCACGCCGCGGTATAGGCGCATATTTTCGCGCTGAACTCTTGTACGAGTTTCTGATTGATTAACCAATGCTTCAAAAACTGATTTAAGCCAGTCATGTTGTTCTTTTTTGGATTTATTGGCTACGGTAAAGAAGGGGTCGCGCTTTAAATCTGGATCAATTTCTTGGCGCTCTAAATCTTCTAAAATACTCATATAGTTCCTTAAAAGCTGTGGATTTTCTTATCATCATCTTGTGGTGCAAATTCTGGCATTAAATCCTCAAGGTCTTCTTTGTATACTTTTTGCTGTACGCTCAAAGAATCCTCGTCCGTAGCCCACTGTTTCATAAAGTCTTGATTTTCTTTATCAATCTGCTCATCAATTGGCATATATGTGACCTGATGAGTGCTCTTTTCCATGGCAATGACTTTAATTACTGCAACGATGCTTGTAATTAGACAGATTACACTAAGCACCATAGAAAGTAAAGAGCAAATTGAGTAAATAATGAACATATTTTGCGATATGCTAGTAATTTCCATTATATAGCTCCTTAAAATTAAGTGAGGGATTTATCTGTAATACGTACTCTTCTGCCACGCAGCTACCTATATTTGGAAAAAATTCCTCCCCTATAGGTAAAAAATCTTTTTGTAGGTTGTGTACCCATTCTTTTTCTATAAGCTTAGATTCAGGGCAATGAGTTAACTTAAAAGATGTTAAAGGCAAACACCACGGACTTAAGTACGAATTTATACGTTCGCGTGGCTTTGAAGACCTTCCTATTTTTGTGCCCTTAGAAAATTCTAGTATATACAAAAATTCATAAGAGTCATAACAGTATGCATCACAATACTCCGAGATATCTCTTAGTATTTTAAACTTATCTAATGATATCATTCAGTTACCCTCATAAAATGCAGAATTATAATAATAAAAATAATGTTAAGTATGTAATTAAAGGTAAGAGGTAAATCTAATCCGTGTTTAGCCAGAACATAAATTAAGGTAAAAACTTCACCTAATAGCCAGAGTAAAATGAACCAGAAAGAAACTCCTTGGGCATGACGCTGCTTAACACATTGAATTACTTGAGGTAAGGCACATAAAGCAAAGCATGTAGCACCTATCCATCCAATAATCTCTGTCACAGATCCTCCCAGTTTTGAGAATAAGCTCCCGATTCCGAGAGCCTTTCCCTAATATCACTCACCCCTTCTAATTTTTCCTTAATACGATAATAGTACTTTAATTGAGTGTTGTCAATAAAAGTAAACAAAACATCCCAACAATATAGAAATTTTTTAGTCAAATTCAAAATCATCCATAATACCGCTAGTCCAATCTTCCGCGTTATCGTATTCCTCATCAAGAAATCCTTTAAAGCGTCCTTCGTGCATCTCAACTTTCTTTGCAATAACTTCTTTAATTGTATTAAAGTCATAATGTAAAACTCCATTCAAATACCTATAACAATCAATAAGGTGGTCATTTTTCTTAGGTATTTTGCCGTTTAGGTCTTTGGCGTATTTTTCCATCTCTTCCGCAAGGTAATGGCAGTTATCAGATATCTTTACAGTTCCGTGAATTAATTGATCTTTAATTACAGAAAGTCCCTCTTCTTTAGTTCCTTTCCATTTTTCAGCAGGACTAAAGTATAAACCAAATCTATTTAGTGCTTCTGTCTGAAACCAAGCAGCCGCGTCATCACATGCTTTAAGCCAGTCATCCTCTAATGAAGATTTCGGGAATAACTCATGTGCCTTAAGTTTGCCAGAAGGAACGATTACCCCCACACTGGTTTTTGCCTGATTCTTTTCATATATTTCATCTAATATATAGACTGTACCTGTGTACTCGTTGTATGCGGCGAAAAGCATCCCAAAACAGGTTGTGTTACCGGGGTCAGCAATCCACACCCATTGAAGTCTCTTACGATCCCTTTCGATCTCCTTAATAAGATCCTCATGAGCATGAATATGTTTGTCGCGTCGAAACATCGGGAAAATGGCTTGCTTCCCTCCGGGCACAACTCTTGAGTAATATTCAAGTTGCACAACATCTTCCTCACCTCTGGCTCGTAGTTGGGCAATTTCTTGATCTATAATCTTTTTCTGTTCTGATAAGTGATTAATTGGATTATCGAAAGTAGTTCTATCGGCAACATAGCAGTTTTCGGCATCATTCCGCATGTATTCTAATATTTCGTTGTACTGGTCCATGTTTTTGTTACCGGCACGAGGTTTAGTACCAATAATAATGATAGGTGCGGCTTTTGCGGCTCTGTTTGGGGCAAATTCCACATGCCATCTAGGATTAAAGGCTTTAAATTCATCATATACCGCAATACTTGGCGTAAGACCGTTAGCCACAGCATAGTTGTCCGAACCGACTACCTGTATAAAGGAGCCATTGGTTAGGCGGATCATCATCTCTTGGTTTCTTATAGACTTTATGTACTTTTGAGTATCTTGTCCCATATATCGCTGTAGACGATGACCGTCCCAGATGATCTTTCTGGCGTGGGCAGCTTCGGGACCAACATAATAGCAAGCAGATCCGGGGTTTTCTAGTGCATGTTTCCAAAGAACGTAACCAATCAATTCGGTCTTGCCCCATTTACGTCCACATGATAAGAATAAGTCTTTTTTACCTTGAATATATAGTGGCTTAAGTTGTTCTATTTGGTCTGGGTGAAGTCTATTGTGCAGACCTACCTTAACACCGTCTCCGCGTGGCTTGTTTAAATCTGTTATTATCTCAAGAGCACGTTGGTCCTCTTTAGAGAGTAGTATTTTTTTAGAAGACATAATCAATAATACCTAGATCTTCTAATTCTTTTCTGGTAAACTCTTTTTTCTCTCCACTTCGCGTTAATTCATGCCACTCGTACTTATCTTCTCCAATAGCCTCAGCCTCTTTTTCAGCCATTTTTAAGTCGTCTACTTTAGATGCTGCTGTAATTAGTCCTCCATTAAAGTACATCTTATGTTGCATTACTGTCGCACCCTTAACGTAGATTCTTTCGTCACAGCCAAGTAACATAAAAGAAAAAGCAAAGGATTGTGCGTTTGTTATGTAGCATTTTACAGTAACTCCGTTCTCTCTCACCTCATCTAATATTTCTAGTATTGGCATGAGGATATCTTTACGTCCACCATGAGAATCTATGTGTATGCGCATTGTGTATTTGGCACCTGTATAGATAATTCCAAAAGGTGATTGTGCTATAACGCCCTTTTCTAGCAATTTTAATTGCACCTCTCTAAGAAAATGACCGGGATTCTGTAGAGCAAGGTCATCGAAAGGAAGTAATTCCGGTGTAGCCTCTAATCTAATAATGTCTTCTTTTGATATTTTAGATGTGTCGATATGATGAGACATATTACATACATATACCGCCAGACAAATAAGGCTAATTCCTATCAAGGCTTTAATTACTTTCTTCATCACTTACCTCCTTAAATTCTACCTCTTTAACAACACCAGAAAAAGGGTCAAGCGATAGTTTGTCCTTAAGTTCTACTGTAGTAATTGGTCTTTCTTCTGTTATTTCTGTAGGCTTGTTTTCATCTAGCCTACTTATCTTGTCTAATGATTCTAATATTTCTGTGGCACGTTTAGCTTCGGCAATAGTTGGTGGATTATCTCTTTTTGCTAGTTCCTGTAATGCCCTAGTCATAATAATAATACTGGCATTACTCATCTTAATAAAATTCTCTTTCTTGTCATCAGAAAACTGCTGGAAAAGCTCGGCTCTCATTAAGGCTTTTTCTTGTTTCCATTCCTTATTGGCGTAATATTGCGCAGATGTTCGCTTAACTCGAAATTCTTCAGACAAGCTATTGATACTCTCTCCCTCAAGGTATCTGCGCTTAAACTCCTTTTTATCAGATAAGGTAAGTGAACTATATGTTCTTTTTTCGTTGCTCACGATAAAGTCTCCTTATTCTGTTTTCTTCTGTGGTTTTCTTTTTATGGCAAGTGTGGCATAGATACTGTAGACCTTCTGCACATAGAAACATACGTTCGATAGCAAGCCTAGCCCAAACCAGATTGGAATCCCAACCAGCAAGAGGAACGAAAGGTTCAATATGATCCACATACATCTTTTCCGGTAATGCCACTTCCCCTTCATACTCTACTCTATCATCCTTCCCATTCTTGTTTATTAGCGCCTTACAGCCCTCGCAACGATACAACTCTTTGTCTACCCTACATCTAGCTTTACAGTCCTTATACGCGGAACTGTAGCGAAATAGGCGGCGTAATTGGCTGTTGACGTACTTTACTGTTTTTTCGTCTATATGTGATTTGCTCATTTTTCCTTCGGCTTGGTATATTCTCGTTTAATGATATCTATCATCTGGTTAAGTACAATAACCTCCTGAAATGCTCCGGTAGGGTAGTGTCCTAAGTTCATTACTCGTTCTGCCTGTAGAGCTAGGTCCACTAAGCTATGAATTGCTGTTTTTACTTGATCATCCATTTTGCATACCTCTCTGCGTGTTCTCCGCTACTTATATTTTCTGAATAGTCGGACCATGCCTCGTCCTGTAAGGGAGGTAACATACCTAGTTCTTCGCAACCATCTAATAATACTGTTATAAATTCTATAGAATCTACTCTAGTATATTTAGGCACATACTTATGTAAATATTCCAGTAGTTTTTGTTTGAACTCTTCTTTATCCAAAAATAAACTCCCTTAATTCTGTATTATCTCTAAATATTTGAAATAACTTAGGACTCGCGTAACGTATTAAAAACTCTTCTTGGTCCTCGTCATTATCTATTGGATGCTTAAATAAAGAGCAATCCATAAAAGCCACATGCATCAACTCGTGTAATAATGTCTCTTTCTGGCACTGTTCACTAAAGTTAGTATTGATATAAATCTTCTTTTCATCAGTATCCGTACTGCCGTGGTCAGATCCTTCCATCGGGCTGAATACTATTTCGTACTCAAAAGGACTGAAGTTTATTTTCAGCACTTGCTGCTTTGTTCCATTCTTTGATTGCTTTTTCATAACTCTCCGGGTCGGCGTCTCTTAATCTCATAGCAAAATAGTCAGCCTTTCTGTTGACTACGGCTTCCAAAAGGGAATACCTGACTTGACCTTGTATCATAAAGAACCGGGCAATGTCCTTCAAAGTCTTATTATATAGGTCGGGATTTTCCGCAAAATTGATGTCGATTTCTTGTTCTAGTGTCACTCGAATCTCACTTTTTTTGATTGATTCGTTCATTCTACACTGTCGCAAACGCTCTGTCAATGCCAAAGAGGTGGCAGAAATCTCGGGGCAAAGTTTGGCAATATTGCCCCCAAGGCGAAATATTACCTAATTCCAAGGGGTTACGGATCTCGCTCGGTAGTCTCGGGGTAACGTACTATCGGGGGGTTATGCCGGTATCGAAAATCGGGGTTACTGTATAGATGAGGATATGTCCCTAATATTATTACTATATATCCTCATGGGGGGGGGGGCGCTTCTCAGGTG